ACTTTGAGAAATACATAACTAAAAACACTCATATCGAATATGAGGATATATGGAATGAAAAGTTTGCATATATAGGTAGTCAAGTAGCAGGTGCAAGAGTTGTGAGTGTTGGTGGTACTCGTAAAAAAGAATTAGTAAGGGTTTTACAAAGATATATGGCAGATCCTGACTTTCAATCAATGAATGAGGTACAAGCAGGAAGAATACTGCGAAAGAAGTTTAAAAATATGTCGGTTAATAATGCAAAACGAATTGTTAGAACCGAAAGTGTAAATGCAGCAAATTATGCGACCAATCAAAGTGCTACTGATGTTTTTGGCAAAGAGAATCTTCAAAAAGAATGGATTGCAACTTTTGATAGTAGAACACGAATAGATCATATAGAAGCAAATGGACAAGTAGTCGATATGGATAAAAACTTTTTAGTAGGTGGTGAGGAATTAAGTTATCCAGGTGATAGTAGAGGAAGTGCTGCCAATGTTATTAATTGTAGATGTACCAATGCACCTTTTCCAAAAGAAGAAACTTTAAACGAAAGACAAGGTGGTATTGTAGATACTGTTATAGCAATAGCACAAACAGTAGCAACAGTAGCTGCTATCGAAGAAATATTAGATGATGATTCTCAAGAAAATAATTAGTTTAAAATTAATAACTTTGCAATATGGAAAATATAATATATAAATCAAGTCCAATCGGTGAATTAATTGATGCCGATGAAAAGAGTGGAATCGTAAAAGGGTATGGTTCTGTATTTAACAATGTAGATAGTGATGGTGATATAATTACACCAGGTGCATATACAAAAACGATTATGGAAAATGGTAGTCGTGTTAAATACCTATATCAACACAATATGGATCAACCTTTAGGGAAAATGGTAAACCTATATGAAGATGACAAAGGATTAATGTTTGAAGCGAAAATACCAAAAACTCAACTTGGAACTGATGTATTAGAACTTATGAAAGCAGGAGTAATTACCGAAAATAGTGTTGGTATATTACCACTACAAAAAGAAGCAGGAATGGGTGATGATTACAATAGAAAACTAACAGAGGTAAAACTCTATGAGATTTCTGCCGTTACACTTGCTGCAAATGATGAAGCAATGATATTAGATGTAAAAGGGAATGTAGATAAGGAGAAAGTATTGAAAAGATTTGATAAACTTGTGAAGTTAATTCGCAAGGGTAACATTTCTGACAATATGGGTTATGCTATCGAAGCAGAACTCGTTAAGCTAAAATCTATTTTTAACGATAGTGCCACTTTGCCAACCGAAATTGAAGTTACAGAGCCGACACAGATAAAAGCTGATAATAGTGATATTTATAATTATTTGTTTAATAAATTAAATTCGTAAAAAATGAACGATGAAATCAAAAAAGAATTAGACCAAATCGGAGATTTAGTTGATTCTAAAATTGAAAAAGCATTTAATTCGGCACAAGATAACGCTAAAGGCGAGGTTGAAGAATCACTTAAGAGTGAGATTTCAAACTTAACTAACGACTATCTTGCAAAGAATGATGAAATGCAAAAGAGAATGGATATTATCGAAATGGCAGCTAAAAAAAATGCCGTAGATAGTAAGCCAATGAACTTCAAATCTGCAATTAAAGATGCGATTGATGGTGGTGCTATTGAAGCACTTAAAAAAGGTAAATCAAGAGCTTCATCATTTGAAGTTAAAGCTGATATGACAACTGGTGCAGATTATACTGGTGAGGTTATCGCAGCGACAAGAGTACCTGGATACAAGTTTGATCCAAGTAATGCAGTACATATAAGACAAATTGTTCCTGTGGGAACTACAAATTCTGATCTAATCAGATTTGTAAAAGAAAGTGCTTATACACAAGGTGCTGCTGCTACGGCAGAGGGTTCTGCTTTAGGTCAAACAGATTTTAACTTAACTGCATCAACTGCACCTGTCGAAACGATTGGTACATACCTAAGATTATCAAGACAAATGATGGAAGATACTGAACAATTAAGTTCATATATTTCAGCAAGAGTTCCAAGTAAACTTATGGCAGTAGAAGATGACCAGTTATTAGGTGGTAATGGTACTGCACCAAATTTAGAGGGATTAAGAAATTCAGCTACAGTTTGGAGTACAGGTGCATCAGGTTTTGGTGCTGCTGACTTTGCTAACCCACAACAATTTGATGTACTTATAACTGCATTAAACCAAGTGGCAAAAGCTAACTATACTTCAGATGGTATTTTATTACACCCAACTGATTTCCACAAAATTCTTGCTCTTAAAGATTCTGACAACAGATATCTAAAAGATCAAGTTTATCAAGGACTACAACCAACATTTATGGGAGTACCTGTAAGAATCTCAACTGCAATGGCAGAGGGAGAGTTTATCGTAGGTAACTTTAGTCAAGCTGCTCAAATTTGGCAGAGAGAGAACATTAGTGTTGAATTCTTCGAGCAAGATTCTGATAATGTTCAAAAGAACTTTATAACAGTTAGAGTTCAAGAAAGATTAGGTTTCACAACTTATCTTCCAAATGCTCTATGTAGAGGTTCATTCGCAACAGTGATTGCTGCTCTATAATCATTAGAGATTATATTATTAAAGGGGGGTTTTATACCCCCTTTTTTTATACCTTAATGTTAAATAATCATTAAAGAATATTAAATAAAGTAAAAAATATTTGCATATAATAAATAAATTGGTTTACTTTGATGAAAATTAGAAATAATGAATAAAAAAGAAATAGTAGAATTTTTAACATTTGCAGGGTTTATGATCTTAGGACTTGGAATATTCTTTTGTCTTTGGTCAATATCTGTAATATTTAGTGTATAATGAAAAAGATATATAAAGCAACACAACAAGATGTTAATATGCCAGTTGATGAGCAACTGCAAAAAAGAATACTAAAATATTTGTGTTGGGGATTGGGTATGTTTTTATTTTGGTCAATTATGTTTGTGAACTTTTTATTTTGGTTGTTTAGATGAATGCAAAAAAGATAACACCAAAGATTATGAGAATAGTATCAGAAAATTTAAACAAAGAAGATGTTACCCAAGATATGTATTTTAAAATATTAGGATTGGTTTATAGTATAGAAGATGAAATAGAAAAGAGTAAAAAAAATAAAGTGTTTAGTTAATTAGTTTTTTTTTCATATTAATTAGGTGATGAGTGGTTAATTTCGGTTAGCCACTTTTTTTGTAACTTTATTTTTGTGGATAGCAATTCCAAAGGTTGTATTACAGAATATAAATTCGGTATTGAATGTCTTAAAAGAGATATAAACATATCCTATCCCTTACTCCATACTTCTGTATATGATTGTCTTGCTGACACAGGAGATAATATTTATAGAATTCAAATCAAATCAACATTTCAGGGTTTTCAAAGAAATAGAAAAACTGTTCACATTCAATGGAAACGAACTTATGAAAAAATAGATGTAGATTATTTTGCCATTTGGGTAGAAAAATTTGAAGGTTTTTTTATTTTTAAAAATGATGGTACAAGATTAGCCGTAAGATTAAGTTTGACAAATAATTATTCAAAATTTTTTAATAACTTTGACTTTAAATAGTTTTTTCTTTCTTTATTCTTTTTCAATCAAATGCACTGTAAACTTTATGGTGCATTTTTTTTGTATTTTTGTTTTAAATAATAAATTATGTTAGAAGATATATTAGAGTTTTTAGGAATCATAGAAAGAGATACTAAAAAGACAAAAGAAACAAAGGAACTAAAACAAGCATACAAGAAAAAAATTAAAAAAAATAAGTAATGAAATATTATAGTAATCCTTTAAATCGTTTTCATACACAAATGAAAATTACTGCAACGACTGGATCAGAGATAATCAATACGGCAACTGCTAAATCTTATTTAAGAGTTGATACAAGTGCTGATGATACTCTAATAGGTCAAATGATAACACAAGCCAGGATTATAATAGAAAACTACATTACGAAAGACATAGCTGCTAAAACAAGAAAGTTGTATTTAGCGAGTGTTGATGAAAGGTTTGTTCTTCCATTTTCACCCATAGCTTCAATTCAATCAATAACTGTTGAGGGAACTGCAACAACTGCTTATACAGAATATGGTCTTGATGATACTATTGTTGAACTTAATAGTTTACCATCAAAGGAAGTAATCGTGAGTTATACAACGGCAGGAATGAATGATAGTTTTTTAATTCAAGCGAACTTACAACTTGTTTCTACTTTATATGATAATAGAGCTGATTTTGTGATTGGCAATACTGTTAATGAAATCCCAACAAGTGTAAAGGAATTATTAAGTTCGTATAAAACGATGTTTATATAATGAATTCAGGAAAATTAGATACAAGAGTTTTGATTAAAAGACAATCTAAAACTGCTGATGGGTTTGGTGGTTTTTCATCTACTCTTGCAACACAGACAACGATTTGGGCGATGGTTAATTATACAGGTGGTGATGTAGCAACAAAGAATGGTAAAAGAGATCGAAACCTTGTGATTGAACTAACTGTTAGGAAAAAAACTGCTGATGCTATAAATACGACAGATCTGTTAGAAATAGAAAATGAAAGTGGTCAATTTCAAATAAACAATATGTTTAATAGCAATTACAAGTATTACACAACAATAACGGCAACAAAAAGGGAGTAATGGATATTAGAGTTAATAAATCTGATCTTAGAAAAGTCAATAAAATGTTTGACAAGTTAGATGCACTTGGCAATAAAGGGGTTGATATGATAATTGACAAGAATGGATTATTAATATCAAGAGAAATAAAATTGCCACCTATTCCAGTTGATACAGGTAATTTAAGAAACAATGTTGTTTATAATGCTAAAGACAAATCAATAGAATCTAAAGCACATTATTCAGG